TGTCAGTAAACTGTTGCACGGCTACTGGTAAAGTAAAGTCAAGCAAGGCCTCTCCAGCGCCTTCTTTTTTAATTTGAAAAGCAGTATATCTGCTGACTCCAGCTATGCGGAATACGCCATTGAAAAAATAGTCACTCATATATCCAATTCTTCCAGCAAGGAAGTCCTTGAGTGCATCCACTGGAAATCCAGCCATAACCATAAATGTAAGTAACAAAGCTAATTCTTTTGATGCCTTTATTCTTTGAGCTTTAGTTCCTCTGGCCATATTTACTAACATACGATCCTTAACAAAGTTAAGTTGCTTAACCATAAAGGACTTCATAGCTACAAACAATCTTAGGTTAGGATTGTTAACAATACCTAGAGCCATTTCAGCCTGTGTCAAAGGTTGTGTCTCAGCTAGTTTGTTGAACAGTAGACTGCGTATGTAGGCCGAGTTTCTGTTACCCTTCTTTAGGTCAGCAATAAGTTGTACTTGTTCTTGTTCGCTGTAACCCATAGCTGTTAACTCAGCCACAAACTTTTTGGAGTTAGAGGAGTTGCGGTCCTTGTAGTAACCGCGAGATAGTTTTCTGTATCGGTTGTAGTTAGCAGTAAGGTTGGTCTCCTTCATTATCTGGTCCAGCTTGGTAAACCCAGTAGCCTTTAGTCCAAGCCTAACAGCTTTTTCTAAAGCCCTGTTGTCACTTGCGAACTCAGCACTGACCTGCTGTGTGTCAATGCCGAAGTCCTCACCCTTGAGTCTTTGTCCAAACATAGCTCCAGCTGTTCCAAGTACACCGTTATCCAGCATAATAAATGGAAGGTCATAAAGCTGTGACAGTGTTGATGTGAACTCAACCAGAAGTGTGCCGTATCCAAATGTTCTTGCTATTTGTAAGTAAATCTTTTCACCCTGTTGTGCAGTTAGAATCATTCTAAATATGTCAGGCACAGTACCATCAGCATTCTCGTTAGATATTTCACCATTAGCACGAAGCTCCTGTATCAAGGCGCCAAGCTCACTGGCAACTGGTACTTTAATCTTGTCACCCTCAGTTGTAAATCTACGTCCTACTAATTTAACATTCTCTGTTGCTGACACTATACCAAATATGTAGTTCTCCATTGCTACCGATGGGTCCTCGTAAGCATCCAGTAAATCATCAGGAATTACGTCATCTAAATATGCAGTTCTTTCTTTTAGGTTACCAGGAATCTTTGAACCACCACGAGTCTTTGTACCCATTGTAAACACATCCCACTGCTGTGCTTCGAATGCAGCTGTTCTGTCGGAACCAATTTCAATAACTACTTCTCCAGCTAATTTTAAGTCAGCCTCAGTTGGCACTACATTTTCGTCTGGATTAAGTTGAGCTGCTAATACACGGCCTTCAGCCTCTTGTATTTTTCTGTTTCTCTCGTCAATGTAATTTTTAAAGGCTTCATTTAGTTCGTTGCCAGAGCGGTTTTTAATTTTATCAAGATCCTTAATCCTGCGAGGCATATACTCAGGCAGGTAACCAATCTCTAAACCCTCAGCCTCCAGGTTAGCTCGTAGTTCATCAAGCACTGGACGCACCTCAAGATTGTAGTCATTGAGCATATCATACTTGCGTAACAATTTATTTTGTTCTTGGATAAGTGGATCAGCTGTGGGATCACCAAGTGGACTGTACAGAAGCAACTGCTTGAGTCTTCTCTTGTCCTTTTCGTTTTTAATGCCTCTGTATTTTTTAAAGAATGGTGCAGTCCTTGTTTGATAATTAAGTACACGTCCCTGTATTGCACCGTAGTAATCCCTGACAAGTTTCTTTAGTCGAGGGTGTATCGAGTTAAGCACAGAACTTAATGTAAATAAATACTTACGTGCAAAGTTAATGTTCAGTTTCTTTTGACTAGGTGGTTTGCCTGACTCGGCTACCTCTTGTGATGTTACCTCAGCATTAGGATTAACACTAGCTGAGTACGCCAGGGACTCGTCAACGACCTTTTGATTAGTCGGCCTAGCATTGGGATCAGCTGCTTGTAAAAGCTCCGCAGAGGCACGTATAATACCTGCTGCCTCTGGATCAGTAGTAACATCAGCTCCAAAGGTTCTAGCTAGGTAGGACTGAACAGAACGAAGTAAGTTCTTTAGCTTTGTAAATGCTGGACCCTGTGTAATAAAACTTTCAGTAACATCACCGTACAGTAACTGTTGTATGGCAGCACGGCTGTATTCAGCACCGAACTGTGCGTCCGTCTCCAGACCTGAGTAAACCTCTGCAATAGCTGTACGTTGTTCTGGTGTAAGGCTTTTGCCTAAGCTGGACATAAAGGACTTAAAAGCTTCGCCCTCTTTTTTGCCCTTGGCTTTACCTGCAATAACCTTGGACATTGCTGCGTGAATCATCTCTTCACGCATAACGGCAGTTACATAGGCATCGTTGTTTATATCTATTTGACCAGCAGCCTGTAGAGCTACAATTCTGTTAGGATTGTATTCAATTGCCCCAGTGCTGGCATTAAATCTAGCTGCATTTCTAATGCTTGGGTTTACTGATAATGGGACTCCTATCTTTTTAGCTATTGCACTAAAATTTTGACCTACAAATTTTTGTATACGATTAGCCTCTGCTTGTGAAGCGGTTTGTTCCCCTTGGCCACCAACAGGAGAGGTTGCTGCTACTACTTCTGGTTGGAATTGCACATCGGCCATTGATGTTTCAGCACTCCTAGTTATGTTTTTGCGAGTTCTTCCTTTGCTTGGTATAACATCAGACACAAGAACTGGATCAGAGAAAAAACCTAGACCTTCGCCCTTTATAACAACCTTGTAACTTAAATGTTCGTCAACTCCTAGTGCAGTAGCCGTAGATGGTCCTTCTTGATTTTGATCAAACTGAACGGCTGATACAATGGTTCCGTTTTCTAATCCGTCTAAGGATGGGTCAGCAAACAAATCAACCATTGTTGAAATGTTTGGAAAGCCCTCATTAATTAACTTATCGACACCAATCTTTTGACCTTTATTAGTCCCAGCCTTGTCAGGACTGTATGCAAAAAATGCATTTGCACGAACATCAAAAGTTGTACCCGCAAGACCTTTTTCAAAATCCTCTATGCTTTTAAATGGCTTATCTAATGATTTACCTGTCTTCCTTTTTGATTGTACTGCGGATTCTCTAAGTTCATTAGCAACCTCTAAAAAGCGTCCCTCAGTAATAGTTCCTTGTTCAATTGCATAGTTTACTTCAGCTACATACGCCTTAAGAAATGTAAGATTAGCACGAAGATTTTCTTTTGAATAAAGGGTAACCAAACCAATTCCGTCAGTTTTTTTAACTCGGTTAAGGAATCGAGTAAACATACCTTCTGTTGTAAACGCCCATCCAGCGCCCTTTTCTTTGTTGTTGCCCATAAATGGGTACATAGGTCCGCCCTGTAGATTTATGTTAATTCCACTATTAGGATTGATTCCAGTATAGGTTCCTACTTTTGTTCTGTCAGAAAAGTAAGCAAACAATTTCTTACCAGCTAATGAAGCCCTAGTAATTGTAGGGGCATCTTGTTGGCTTAGAGGAGGCACAGGAGCAGCACCTGCAAATACATCACCGTCAATGTCTTCATCTATTGTAGCTCCGTGTTCAGATTCAACACCCTTTTGTACTTGTTCACTTGTAAGAACCTCATCACTTGTAATCTTAGGTTCTCTAACTATAGGAGCAGCCTCTGCTGTTACGTCAGGTTGTTGTAAAGCACCTATAACTTGTTCCTCAGAGAATGGGCGATATGTAATATGAATATCGTCTAAGATAACATCAAAATCGTCTTCTCTTGCTTCTTGGGTAAGCCCTTCAACCTTTTTACCTGTTAGCTTTTCGGATTCTTCTTTTAGTCCAAAAGCATCCTTATGTATGATTCCGTCAAATCCTAATCTCTCTGCTACTCTCTTAGTAACTGGGGCATCAGCAGCAATGAACTGGTCAAAGTAAAGCCCATCTTGAATAGCACTGTCTTCTAAAGAGAGGTTATTATCTAAATAATCATCGTATTCATTTTTGAACTCAACAAGGTCACTGTATTTATCCCTAAATAAATCAAAAGGTCTGCCTTCTGAAGTTGTAAATGAATCATCTAATCTAAATACAAAAGCACCTTTAGCCTTGGTGTTCCCTCTTCCCCTTCTTACCATATAGTTGATAAGTTCATCAACCTCTTCTTTTGTAATGCCATCCTTACCTGTTACCTTTTCATTTCCGTATTCCATATACGCTAGATAATTTCCTAGTGACATAAGGTTGTCCTCCGCAGTAAAGTCCAGAGGCTTCTTCATTGAAAGAAATACAGGAGATACGGATGCACCTTCTTTAAAAGAAAGACGAGTATCAAACGGCCCACCTCCTATTGTTGAAGAATAAGTAGAAGCAACATCAGGTGAACTTGTAAAAGATGGGACTCGACCTCGGCCCTCCGTCTCGAACTCAATGTTTCTGGTTCCTCTATATACTCTTAGTGGCTTGCCTTCATTATCAACAACCGTTGTGTCTTTTAATCTACTGGTGAACTCCTTTGGAGTAAGACCAACAGCTGCTGCCCCTGCTGTTACCTCAGGTTCTCCGACACTCACCTTGTCGTAAACTGAGTGTTTCTTGCCCCTTATATCAATTTCTCCTATAACCTTACCAAGTTTTACCCTGCCTCTAGTAGTGGGTCTTCCTCTGGGTTCACTCTTTTTGTCGGGATAAGTTTTAAGGGTAAGTGGTTTGGAGCTAGTAAAATCCAAAGTGTAAAAATGTTTAGAACCTTGTTCTACTGAAACTATCGTACTTGGTGCTTCGTCAGGAGCTTTAGTCCATTTCCATCCAGCTTTTTGTTTAAATAAATTTGTCCTTACTAGCGAACCCTCTTCAGAAGCCTTCTTGTCAATAATTGTATTGCTTGCATTATCACTAGTTTCTAAAACTGGGCGACCTTTTTCAATTCGTATACTACCCCCCTCAAAGGTTTGGTCACTTAAATCTTGTTTGGTTTCCAAATCAATAAATCGACCATCTTCGTATTGATCAGGTGAAAATTGCTGAAAGAATGGAGGTGCTGTTATAGCACCTTCTCCAACGAATCTCCTGGGCATAAATGTTGCAGAAGCCTCTGCTGTTACCTCGGGATCAGGGGTAGGTGCAGGTTCTGGTTCAACAGGCTTCTGTACAACTATAGTACCTTCCCTCGCTGTTTTATTTAGGGACTTGTTTGCTATCTCCTGTGCCTGTTGTTCATTGTCAGCCTCTACCTGAGTAGAAGCAGGTTGACCAGTGTTTTCATTTGTGTAGTTAACTGTAAAGGTTTGCCTTTCACCTTGCTCTTTTTCTTCGACTGCCTTTGTTTCCTTGGGTGTCCTGATACCTGCTACTGCACCACCAGCTCCACCAAACAAACCACCGAGTACGGCACCACCTAC